AGCAACAATAAATGATATTAAAGAAAATTATGGTAGGTTTGGTGTTAGTTATTCAACTCCAAAAAATTATGGATGGTCAAATGATATTGGAAAATTAAATCAAGATAGTCAAGTAATTCCAGATAATGATTATTATCAAAATCTTTCATATACAGTAAAGAGCCCAATTCAATTTGAGGAGATGATAACTCCGGTAAATAGTTTACTTCACACTAGTGGGATTAAAAATTTCGCGGATGTTGGAATAACTTCATCTTCAAAATATAATATTGTTGGAATTACAAGTTCATTAATTCGCTATGATATTATTGATGAAAATCGGGTTGATACAATTTACAATTTTGATACTGTCGTTGACTATAATGTGGTCAATAATTTTTCAAATTTCTTAAAATTCAAAAATAAAAATCTATCAAGTTATATAAAATGTAGTACTAATAGAGTTTTAGAAATTGATGATATAAGTTCTCAATTTTCTGATGTGGGGTTAACAAATTCAAATTCATCTCAAAATAATATTTTAGAATTACCCCCCATAGAAAGTTATAATAGAGTTTTATTACAAATTATAGATACTACAAATACACAATTCCAATTAACGGAATTAATAATTTTAAATGATTCTATTGATGGAAATTTATTTTTACTAGAAAAAGGATCTTTGTATAATCAAAATCAATCACTTGGAAGAATCGAAATTTATACAGATTCAAATACTAATAATTCATATTTACAATTTAAACCAACAGATTCTAATAATTTTGATTATAACATAAAAATCTTGCAGAATTATTTTACTCCATCTTCGACTGGAGTGGGTAGCACTTCTGTCGGATTTATTGATCTAATATCTTCATATAATTCAATTAATTCGGGAGTAACAACTTCAATAGTTTCCGTATCGGCAGCATCAACAACTTCAATATATTCTAATATTGAAATTATTGATAGTGTAACTAATTTTTCAAATTATGTTGAAATTTATTTAACTACCGATGGAATTAACACTTATCTTTCAGAATATTATTTTGATTCCCAACCTTCAAATTCTTCATCATATTCCCCAATTGGTTCTTTTGGTGCTACTATTTCTTCAGGAATACTTTCGTTAAATTATACAAATACTGGAGTAAATCCTGTTAATGTTTATTCCAAAAATATTGGATTAGGATCTACTTCTGCAGGGATTGGAACCTATAGATTCATACTTCCTGGGCAAGTTCCGGGATATGAAAGAACAGCAAAATATCAATCAAATTATTCAAAAGTATCTACAGCATCCAGTATAGTTACTGTAAATAGATCAGAAATTTCTGCTATTAAATCATTAGTTGAGGTTAGCATTGGTTCTACAAGTGCATTACATCAGGTAATGGTAATTCAAGACAATACTAATGTTTATACTTTACAATATCCTTTCTTATCTATTGGAAGCACTTCAGGAATTGGAACATTTGGCGGTCAGTATAATGGATCTGGAACTAGTTTTAGTTTAGTTTTTTATCCAGATAGCTCAATAACTGGAAATATTAATGTTCTTGCATACAGTGAGTGTTTATATAAAGATATTGATACTATAAATGTTTCGCCAAATCTCCAATATGGTGTAGAAATTGAAGCAATTAAAGTTTCTAATTATTATGGAACAAATAGTGATAATATTAATAAGTTAGATTTTATTTTAAATTATCAAGGAACTCCCATATTCCAAAAATCATTTAATCCTACTAATACTACAGTATTAAATCCAGTAACTGGAGTATTTACCATACCCAACCATTTCTTTGTTACTGGAGAACCATTAAATTATATTCCTTCATCAACATTTACTGGTATTGGATATTCTGCGGTTGGAATAGGATCAACTTTAAATTCTGTCGGAATTGTAACCAATCTCCTCCCATCAACTGTATACCCAATTAAACTTACAAATGATACATTTAAACTATCCACAAGATCCGATTATGCTGCAGCAGGAATATATGTAACATTTACTTCATATGGATTAGGAAATTATCATCTTTTGCAGATGAATAAAAGATTAGAGAGAACTATAATTTCAATTGATGATTTAATTCAATATCCAATAAATTATACCCCAATAAATTACACTTTAAGTAATAATGGAGGAACAGTAAGTGCTTCTTCTTCGATATTCTCATTGAGTGGAATATCTTCAATTACTGCAGGTGATTTACTTTATGTGGACAATGAATATATGAAGATTATAAATGTTGGATTGGGAACGACCAATATTGGACCAATTAGTGGAATAGGAACTATTTCATTAGTAAATGTTAATAGGGGAGTAGTAGGATCTTCTGCAACTTCACATTCAGATTCTACTTTAGCAAGGGTTTATAGAGGTTCATATAATATAAGTGGAAACCAAATTCATTTTGTAGATCCTCCTCATGGCAATTTAATATATAATACCGATTCTAGTAATCTACCTACAATTAAATCATCATTTAATGGAAGAGTATTTTTGAGGAATGATTATACCGGAAATCAATTATATGATGATATATCAACTAAATTTACTGGCATTGGGCAGACATATATTTTAACCACTCAAGGAATTAATACAGTTGGATTGGGAAGCACTGGTAATGGAATTGTTCTCATTAACGGAATATTCCAAACTCCAACTACAGCAAATAATTCTTCAAATACATATTCAATCATATCTAATGCTAATGTTGGAGTTACAAGTATTGTCTTTTCGGGCATAAGTTCAGATAATGGTTCTTTAATACAATCAATATATGATGTGAATCAAAACAATCTCCCTAGAGGTGGCATAATAGTTTCTTTAGGATCAACGCCAGGTCTTGGATATGCACCATTAGTTGGTGCTGCAGTATCTGTAACTTTAGGTGTGGGTGGAACTATAGTATCTATTAGTGCTGGTTCTACTGGATATAGTTACGGGTCTGGTTATTATGGTAGCGTTTCTATAGGAATTACCGATTCAATAGGAACTGGAGGAACAATTACAGCTACAGTAGGTGCTGGGGGAACATTAATATTTAATATTGTAAATCCAGGTTCTGGATATGTAAATCCAACATTACAAATACCTTCACCCAATTATTCAAATCTCCCAATAGTTGGAGTTTCTAGATTGAGTATTGGAAATACTACAACAACTGGAACTGGTTTACTTTTGGATGTGAGTGTTTCTGCAAGTTCAACAACTGGAATTGGATCAACTTTATTTGAAGTAAGTTCATTTAGAATTAAGAGAAATGGATATTCTTTCCAAAAAGGAGATGTATTTACTCCTGTAGGATTAGTTACTGCTAAAGATCTTTCTTCTCCAATATCACAATTCCAATTAAATGTTATTGATACTTTTACAGATTCTTTTGCCGCATGGCAATTTGGAGATTTAGATTATATTGATTCCATTGTTAATCTACAAGATGGCGTGAGAACTAGATTTCCTCTTTATTATAATGGAAATTTATTAAGTTTCCAAAATGATCCTTCTAATCCAGATTCTTCATTAATTGATTTTAATGCAATTCTATTAATATTTGTTAATGGAGTAATGCAAGTTCCTGGATCAGCATATCAATTTTCTGGAGGTTCTTCTTTTACTTTTACTGAACCCCCATTACCACAAGATAAAGTTTCAATCTTTTTCTATAGAGGAACTAGAGGAAGTGATAGTAGTCAAGTAACAGTATATGAAACTATAAAATCTGGAGATAATGTTCAAGTATTCAGTAATTCTGCAACTGATACAATAACAATAACACAAAATGAAAGAACTGTAATTGATATACCAGCTTCGGATAAAATTCAAACAAATATATACAATAACACTGGAATTGATCCCATTAATTATAAACCTATTAGTTGGACAAAACAAAAAACTGACACTCAAATAAATGGGCAAATTTTCTATAAATCTAGAAATTCTATTGAATCATTAATTTATCCAACAGCAAAAGTAATTAAAAATTTGACAAAAACTGATAATGAATTATTTGTAGATAATGCAAGTTTCTTTAAATATGAGCAAAATTTAACTGGAATACCCATTACATCGTTTGATGGATTAATTGTAAGTGGAGGATCATCAAATCCAGTATCTGCTGCTATTACGGCTACTGTCAGTGCTGCAGGAACAATAAGTGCTTTAACTATTACAAATCCAGGATCTGGATATGTCGGCAGTTCTGTCACGGTTAAAATTTCAAGACCTTGGGCAATAGGAGTGGGTATAGGCACTACAGCAACTGCCACAATAACAGTATCAAATGGTTCATTAACTACTCCAATTACAATTACCAATCCGGGATTTGGATATTCAATTTCAAATTCACCACAAGTAATTGTTCCATTGCCCCCAGTATCTTCAGAATACATTTCTGGAATTTCTTTAGTTCAAGGATTTTCTGGCATTATAACCGGAATATCAACTACTACAGGAACTTTAGGGAATCCTCTTGCAATTAATTTTTATTTAAACACTTCATCGATATCTTATCCAGGATTATCTACCGGCTATCCAATTTTTATCTATAACACTAGTGTTGGAAAAGGAGTGACTTCAATTAATAATAGCAATAATTCAATTGTTGGAATTGGAACTTCTCATTTGGATAATATTTACTATATTCACAATCTTTACCTCAATCCTTCAGATAATACAAGGGCAACAATTACTTGCAATATTAATTCCAATACTTCAGTTGTGGGTATAGCAACTACAGGAAATTATCTTGGTAGTTTTTCTTGGGGGAGATTATCTGGATTTAGTAGATCATCTTCCCCAATTTCAATTGCAGTTACTGGATCAACTGTGGATGTTGGATTAACAACTTTTACTACAATTCAAAGAAGAAATTATGGAATAAGAAATACGGGTGGATTGAAAGATAAGCCTTATAATTAATATAAATATAGAAAAAACGATATTAATATGGCAGCTATTGTAACTGATCAATTTAGATTATCCAATGCTAATAATTTTGTAAATTCAATAGAAGATCCCACAAATTCTTACTATGTTTTTACATCTTTGCCAAATCCAACTACAGTGGGATTTGGGAGATCTTCTAATTGGAATAATAATACCCCAAATCCAATTGATGATATTGATTATATAAATCATTATCATGATGATATTTTATTTGGGCAAAGTATTAATGCCTCAAATGTAAGAAGATTAATAAGAAAAGTTACTTGGGCAGTGGGAACAAAATATGAAATGTATCGTCATGATTATAGTATAAAAAATCCATCACCGATAACAAATAGTTATCGATTATATGATGCAAATTATTATGTAATAAGTTCTAATTATAATGTTTATATTTGTATTGATAATGGTTCTACTGGTATAAACTCAACGGGTAACGCATCACAAGACGAGCCAACATTCACTGATTTAGAACCATCTCCAGCGGGTTCAAGTGGTGATGGGTATTTGTGGAAATATTTATTTACAGTTTCTCCAAGTGATATTATAAAATTTGATTCTATCCAATATGTTACCGTTCCTGATAATTGGAATTCATCTACAGATGCTCAAATTACGGCAGTTAGAAATAATGGAAATTCTACATTAAATAATAATCAAATTAAAAAAGTTTATATTGAAAATGGGGGAAGTGGTTATAGTGGAGGATTAGGGCAATCAGTTAATATTTTGGGTGATGGTAGTGGCGGTAAAGTATCCATAGATGTGGTTAATGGCACTATTACAAATGCTACAGTGACAGCTGGTGGATCCGGATATACCTATGGAATTGTTGATTTAGGATCAATTAATATTGGAGCAACTCAAGCTGCAAAATTAGTTCCGATTATTCCTCCATCTCTTGGTCATGGTTATGATTTATATAAGGAATTGGGAACAGATAAAGTATTAGTCTATGCAAGATTTGATGACTCGACAAGAGATTATCCAACAGATACTAGTTATGCCCAAGTTGGTATAATTAAAAATCCACAAACTTTTGGATCAACTGGTATTAATTCTATATTTACTGCTAATCAATTTTCTTCATTATATGCAATTAAATTATCATCTTATAATGGTAATGCAAATGTTGGAGATATAATATCACAATCAGTTACTGGAGGAATTGCTGTTGGATATATAGCTTCATTTGATACCCAAACAAATGTTTTAAAATATTTTAGAGATAGAAATTTATATTATAATCAAGTATATCATGATCAAACTGATTATATTGGAATTTCTACCTCTGGTAAAGTCTTAAATTTTGAATCATCATCAAATCCAGTAACTTCAAATGGTGGATTTTCTGGATCAGTAGATACTAGTTTTAGTGGTATTACTACAAATCCAACTGGCAATAATTTAATTAATTTGGGAGTTACTTTTACTAAAGGTCTTGCTAATCCAGACATAAATAAATCATCTGGAGATATTATCTATATTGATAATAGACCTTTAATTTCAAGAAATCCCAGACAGAAAGAAGACGTTAAAATTATCCTGGAATTCTAAAAGATGACACAAAAGACAAATCTTAATATTAGTCCTTATTATGATGATTTCAATTCATCAAATAATTACTATAAGACATTATTTAATCCAGGAAGACCTGTACAGGCTAGGGAATTAACAACTATTCAATCCATACTGCAGGATCAAATTGAAAAATTTGGAAGTAATACTTTTAAAAATGGTTCTGTTGTAGTTCCAGGAAATGCTACTTATGATGGATATTTTTATGCAGTTCAATTAAATCCAACCCTCTACGGTGTTGATATTACTACTTATATCAATAATCTTATTGGGATTACATTAACAGGACAATCTTCTGGGGTTACTGCAACGGTTCAATATGTTCAGCTTCCAAATAATGATGAAGTTAGTAATGTAACAATTTATGTAAAATATAAAAATTCTGATAGTAACTTTCAAATAAACCCATTTACTGATGGGGAATTGTTAGTAGCAAGTAATGATAATATTACATATACAAATTCAACAGGAACTTTAACAACTATTAATTCTGGAACACCACTTATAGGATTAATAGCATCTAATGCTACGTCTACCGGATCGGCAGTTTCAATCGCGGATGGTGTATATTTTATTAGGGGGTATTTTGTAAATGTATTTTCCCAAACTATAATATTAAATTATTATGATAATATTCCATCATATAGAATAGGATTATATATTAATGAGGAAATTATAACTGCATATGATGATCCATCATTATATGATAATGCAAAAGGATTCTCAAATTATGCTGCACCAGGTGCAGATAGATTTAAAATATCTCTTACTTTAACTAAAAAACTTTTAACCGATTTAGATGATACAAATTTTGTTGAAATTTTTAGAGTTATAAATGGAAGAATTCAACAAACTATAACTCAGCAAAATAATGCAGATTCAAAATTAAGGGATTATCTTGCAAAAAGAACATATGATGAAGCCGGAAGTTTTTCAGTTACTCCATATAATGTAAAAATACAGAATTCATTGAATAATCAATTGGGAAATGGTGGAATATATTTAAGTAATCAAAAAACAGATCAGGGAGCAACTCCATCAGACAACTTGATGTGTATTAATATTTCCCCTGGAACATCTTATGTAAGGGGATATGATATTAATAAAAATCAAACAACCATTTTAGATTCTCCAAAACCTAGAGATACGAAAACAATTGGTGCAGTAGAAATACCATTCCAACTTGGAAGCACTTTTAGAATTAATAACGTATCTGGGGTTCCTCTTTTTAAATCTAGTGTTGCCATTTACAATCAGAGAAAAGGTGCAGCACCACCATCAGGAACTCAAATTGGTGACGCTAGAGCATATTTAATAAATTTAAACGATGCATCTTCTTCTGGCATTAGCAGTGCGGCTTCAACTAAATGGGGATTATATTTATTTGATGTTCAAACATATATTCAGTTAACACTGAATCAGTCAGTTTCAAGCACTGATTTACCCGCTACTTCCTATGTAAAGGGTCAAAATAGTGGAGCAAGTGGATATGCAACTTTATCTGGAAATGGTACGACCATTTATTTAAGGCAAGTTTCCGGAACATTTCAAATAGGGGAACAAATATCAATAAATGGATTATTAACAAATCCATCAAGAACAATATCTGCAATTAAAGTTTTTGATACTAAAGACATAAAATCAGTTTATCAATCCACAGCAGTATCCGGATTTGCAGTTGCATTTAGTGCAGATGTTAATCTTGAAAAAACTACTGCGGCAGGATTTACTCCCACCGATTTAATTAGTATTGATTTATCTGGAAATGTAACTTGTCCTGGAAGATTTTTTACTGGTATTTCAACAGATAGCATCATTAGATATCAAAGACCTGGATTTACAACTGAAACTTTTAACAGAGTAATTTCAGTTTCTCCAACCGGACAATCAATGACTGTTACTGGAGTTTCTACAGTTACTGGAGTTTGTGATGGTGCTATTGGTTTGGGAGTATCATCTTTGAATTTTTCAATTGGTGTTCCAATAACTCAAAATAATGGTCCATTATATGCAACTTTACCCAACTCACCAATATCTTCGGTAAATCTAACTGGTTCAAATTTAACAATTTCTCAACAGATAACAGGTCTTACTGTTGGTTCTGGGGGAACAGTTACCTTTAATTTATCAAATGTTGCTGGATTAACTAGTGCATTTTTCTTACCATTTAATAATCAAAGATATTCAATTTTTTATGACAATGGCGTAGCAGATACTTTAACATCTGATAAATTTTCCCTAAGTGGAAATACAGTAACAATTAGTGGTCTTGTACCAAGTAAAAATATTGTTTCAATCAATTCAACACTTTTAAAAAATAATATCCAAAGTAAAATAAAAACTTATAATAGAAGTCAAACTTTAAATATTATATATTCAAAATACCCCCAATCTGGAACTGGTATCAATACCTCAATAAACAATGGATTAACATACAATCAATTTTATGGATTGAGGGTAGAAGATGATGAAATAAGTTTAAATTATGCTGATGTAGCAAATGTTCTTGCTATCTATGAATCTTTAGATTCTAATGCTCCAACATTAGATATTTTAACATTTAGCCCAATTTTAAATGTAACAAACAATTCAATTATTGGTGAAAATATTATTGGCAGTCAAAGTGGAGCTATTGCCAGAATTGTTACAAAACCAAGTTCAAATAATTTAGGAATAATATATTTAAATTCCAATAAATTTTCAATATATGAAACTTTAACATTCCAAGAATCTAATATATCTGGAACTATACAAACAATTACTCCGGGATTATATAAAAATATATCTGATAATTTTACCTTAGATGGGGGTCAAAAAGACCAGTATTATGACTATTCAAAAATAGTAAGAATTAAATCTCATACACAGCCATCAAATCAATTATTAATTGTATTTGACTATTATTCTGTTCCAAGCAACGATACTGGTGATTTATTTACAGTTTTGAGTTATGATAACTCAAGATATTCATATGATATTCCAACTATTGGTCCAAACAAAGTCAGAGCATCTGATACTTTAGATTTTAGACCATATGTAGTGCCATTTACTGGAATTACATCATCACCATTTGATTTTTCTTCAAGGTCTTTTGGAACAAATCCAAAATTAATTATAACTCCAAATGAAGGTTCATTGCTGGGATATAGTTATTATTTGGGAAGAATTGATAAGTTAATTTTAGATAAAAATGGAAACTTTACTGACTTGCAAGGAACTTCTTCAGATAATCCAAGTCCTCCTGCAATTGCTGATGAAGTGATGGAAATAGCAACCATTACTTTACCACCATATCTGTTTAATCCTTCAGATGCTACTATAACTTTAGATGATAATAAAAGATATACAATGAGGGATATTGGTGTAATTGATAGTAGAGTTACAAATCTAGAAAATACAACTTCACTTTCATTATTAGAAGTAAGCACTCAAAGTCTTCAAATTCGAGATGCACAAGGAAATAATAGATTTAAAAGTGGTATTTTTGTAGATGACTTTACTTCTAGTTTATCAATTGATCCCAAATACTCCACTATTCAAGTAGACACTGCTAATAAAAAACTCACTCCAATTACTAGTATCAATACCCTTAAGAGTCAATTAGCACCTTCAACCAATCTTCCAGATTCTTCCTTAGATTTATCTGAAAATTATACACTTTTAGACCCAAATGTAGTAAAAAGATCTCGTACTGTATTATTAAATTATAATGAAGTTAATTGGATCAATCAGCCTTTAGCTACTCAAGTTGAAAATGTAAATCCATTTAATGTTGTTCAATATACCGGAACTATTGATTTATCTCCATCTAGTGATAATTGGATAAGAACTGTAGAATTACCTACAATATTTACGAATCAATCATCCAGAGTTTATCTTGGTGGTGGTAGTGGAGTAGTTGAAGTTGTAAATACAACAACTGAAGTTTCTTCAAACACTGTTTTAGTATCGAGTGGTGCAGATCTATACATGAGATCTCGTGATACTCAATTTTATGCAAAAAATCTCAAACCATTTACACAATTTTATCAATTCCTAGATAGCAATTCTGGGGTTGATTTTATTCCAAAATTAGTTGAAATTGCAACCGATTCTTCCTTACAAAATTATGGAGCATCTGCAGCATTCCAAGTTGGAGAATCTGTTATAGGAACCTATGGTGGTAATAATTTAATTAAATTTAGAGTTGCTGCATCAAATCATAAAGAAGGTAGTTATAGTTCACCATCCGCAACATATAATGTAAATCCATATGTGCAGACAGAAAATATACCATCTTCTTATAGTGGATCTAGTAAAATTTTAAACGTTGATACATTCTCACTTTCAGAGGAAGCTCAAGGTTTATATTCTGGATACCTTATTAAGGGGATGAAATTAGTTGGTCAATCTAGCGGTGCAATTGCATATGTTAAAGATCTAAGATTAATTTCCGACAATTATGGTGATCTAATCGGAGCATTCTTTATTAGAGATCCATTATCATCTCCACCACCTCCAGTAAGAATTCCAGTTGGAAATAAAACTTATGTTCTTTCTTCTAGTTCTACAAATGCAACTCCTTTACCTGGAAGTAAATTAACTTCATCAGCAAAAATTAATTATGATTCTGAAGGAATAGTTAATATTACTCAAACTACACAAACTACTTTAACTACAGAATATTATGTTGATCCTTTGGCACAAACATTTGTTGTTGGTGGAAATAATTCTGCAACTACATTAAATTCTGTAAGTGAAGATGTAAATGGTGCATTTATAACTTCTGTTGACATATTCTTTGCAAATAAGGATTCTGGAAATGCTCCCGTAACTGTTGAGATTAGAACAGTTGAATTGGGAACTCCCACTACTACAGTATTGGGCAAATCAAAAACATTACAACCAGATCAAGTAAATGTATCAAATGATGCTTCAATTGCTACAAACTTTAAATTTGATTATCCAATTTATCTTGCCCCCAAAAATGAATATGCAATTACAGTAATTTCTCCAAATAGTGATCAATATGAAGTTTGGATTGCTGAAATGGGCAAAAAAACTGTAAATAGCAGCAGTGTTTCAAGCCCTTCTGGTGCAATTTATGGTCAACAATATTCTCTTGGTAGTTTGTTTAGATCACAAAATGGTTCTACTTGGACTGCAAATCAATACCAAGATATGATGTTTAAACTGTATAAAGCAGATTTTTCATCATCTATGAGTGGAACTGCATTCTTTTATAATCCAACTTTAAATGAAAGTAATGGATATGTTCCCACTTTAAATAATAATCCAATTAGAACTTATCCAAGAAGATTGACCGTAGGAATTACGACTACAAATAGTTCTTCAATGATAGGAATTCTAACTACGGGAAGAAAAGTTGGTGACGGAACTAAAACTTACATCTATGGTAATATTATAGGTGCTGGTAGTTCAGTTTCAACTGTTGGAATCACTACAGGAGGATCTAATTATTCAGCTTCAACTAATGCTTCAACATATGCTATTACTGGAAGTGGATCAGGTCTTACTCTATCAATTACACAAAGTTCTGGTACCATTACTGGGGCAACAGTGGTTAATCCGGGAAATGGATATATTGTTGGTGATGTAGTTGGTATTGTAACATCAACTACCGGAAATAATGGATTTGGTGCAAATATTACAATCACTGCAATTAGTGGAGTTGATACTCTATATCTCACCAATGTTCAAGGCAATTCATTTACCTCAGGTGCAAATTTAGTTTATTATGATAATAGTGGAAATAGAGTTAGCCTGGCAAGCACTTTAATTAGATCTTCATCAGTAACAAGCACTTATTACACAGGAAACTATATTGGAGTTGATCATTTTAATCATGGAATGTATTCCACTGGCAATTTAGTAACTCTCAGTAATGTTAAATCAAATATATCTCCAACATCACTTACTACTAATTTGGCAGTATCTGATTCATCAATTTCTATTGCTGATACAAGTAATTTTGGTCAATTTGAGGGTGTTAGTGTTGGAGCATCTAATCCTGGGTATGTTCAAATAGAAAATGAAATTATTAAATATACCTCAGTTGGAGTTGGTCAATTAAGTGGAATTACTCGTGGAATTGATTCAACCTTAGTTCAACCCTATACAAACTTAACGCAAGTATATAAGTATGAATTGGGGGGAATTTCCTTAAGGAGAATTAATAATACTTTTAATATTAATAGTCTTTATTTAAATAGTGATGGTTATTATTTACAAGTAGGAATTAATAGTAGTGGAATTGACAGAAGTTCTGATAATATTGGTAGCAATGGATTTCCACAATTAGGATTTAATAATCAAGCAAATCTTGGAGGTAATTACGTTCAAGCTACGGAAAATATTCAATATGATGCAGTATCTCCAAATTATTCTGTTATTACTCCAGGTTCTTCAACTTTTGTAAGTGGATCAATTAGAACAATCAGTGGAACAAGTATGGGTGGGAATGAAAGTTCATTTATAGATCAAGGATTCCAACCTGTTCAATTAAATGCATTAAACCCATTACCAACAACAAGAATTGTTTGTTCCAATATTAATGAAAAAACTTATTTAAGTGCATTACCTAAAAATAAATCATTTACGACTGGAATTAATTTATCTACAACAGATAATAATTTATCTCCCATGATATTTTTAGATACTGCATATACTGAATTCCATAGTAATCGTTTGAATCAACCAATACAAAATTATTCTTCAGATAATAGAGTAAATTCTTTTGATCGTGATCCAGATACTGCAATTTATGTTTCCAATTTGGTTAAATTAGATCAACCAGCAAAAGGTTTAAAAGTAATGATTTCAGCATATAGAGATGTATCAGCAGATTTTAGAGTTCTTTATAGTTTGATGAGGCAAAATGCAACTGATGTAACTCAATCTTTTGAATTATTCCCAGGTTATGACAATCTTAGAGATACTACCGGAGATGGTTATGGTGATGTCATTATCAACCCAGCCAATAATGATGGATTACCCGATGCATTTGTTCGTGGAAGCAATGTGGATGAATATTTGGATTATCAATTTACTGCAGATAATTTAGGATTCTTTATTGGTTATCGAATTAAAATTATTATGACAGGAAGCAATCAAGCCCTAGCACCTAAGATTAATTCAATAAGAACAATTGCTATCTTATGAGAATACCAGTAGAAGGTCATCCAAATCTCTATCGAGATTCTGAAACTAACGCCATAATTAATTGCGATAAGTCTGAGTATATTAATTATTTAAATTCAATATCCAGAAAAGAAAAAGAAAAAACAGAAATTGAATCTATGAAAAATGAAATAAGTGAAATAAAAACTTTACTATACAAATTATTAGAAAAAAATGGATCCAACTAAAATTGATTTAGAGAATATTTCAAAACTTTTTGAATATGAAAAAATTGCAAGAGAAATTGATATCTGTGATAATGTAGATCAATTAAAAAATATTGCTAAATCATATATAAAACTTTATTTTAAGCAACAAGAAGTTATTATTTCTTTAGGAATAATTTCTTAGTTATAAATATTGTTTAGGTATACTAAAAGGTAAATGGCTGCAGTATACGTCAGCAATATAGTTATAAATGTTGGTGCAGATTTTTCTCAAACATTTAATTTATCAAATTCTGATAATTCTGCACTAAATCTTACTGGGTATGGTGTAAGTTCTATTATGAGAAAATACTCTAATAGTTCAACATCATATGGATTTAATGTTTCAATTGCAAATTCTTCTTTGGGAATTATTCGAATTGGAATGACAACTTCCGTGAGTTGTAATATTAAGCCAGGAAGATATATCTATGATATTGTAATTACTAATCCATCTTCTATTAAAACTAGAGTAATTGAAGGTATGGCTCTTGTAAGAGAAGGGGCTACCAAATAATGTCTGGAATTAATGTAAAGGTTCAGCAACAAGGCATTGGAGTAAGAGTTGGGCAACAAAATGCAGTAAAAATAATTTCTAGCAATACAACTAATTTTGTAGATACTGCAACTAATGTGATTGGTGGAATTGGATCTATTACACAGTTATCTGTAAGTGGAATAGCATCTTTTAGTGGAGATGTATACATCGGAGGAAATCTTAATGTTTCAACAATATATGGGGGAAGTTACTAATGTCTAAGCCAGCAAGTCGCCAACAACTTATAGACTACTGCCTAAGGCGTCTAGGATACCCTGTATTGGAAATTAACGTAGATGATGATCAAATAGATGATTTAGTTGATGATGCCCTTCAGATGTTCCAGGAAAGGCATTATGATGGTGTGGAACGCATGTATTTGAAGTATAAAGTTACTCAAAATGATATCAATAGGGGGCGTGGATTAACTGGAACTAATGGTAAAGTAAGCACCAATGGGGTCGGAATAGTTACTACAACTGGAACTTCTAATATTAACGGCACCCCAACTACATTTAATTTTTATGAAAACTCTAATTATATTCAAGTTCCAGACAGTATAATTGGAATCGAAAAAGTATTTAAGTTTGATACTAATACAATTTCTGGAGGAATGTTTAGTATCAAATATCAGTTATTCTTAAATGATTTATATTATTTCAACTCTGTTGAACTTTTACAATATTCTATGGTTAAAAGTTATCTTGAAGATATTGATTTTCTATTATCAACTGATAAGCAAGTTAGATTTAATATAAGACAAAATAGATTATACATGGATATTGATTGGGGATTTGTTCCAGTAGATACATTTTTTGTTATTGATTGTTACCGTATTTTAGATCCAAATACTTTTACTAATGTATATAATGATCGCTTTATTAAAAGATATTTGACTGCATTAATAAAAAGACAATGGGGGCAAAATTTAATTAAATTTAAAGGTGTAAAACTACCTGGTGGCGTTGAATTGAATGGTAGAGAAATCTATGAAGATGCTCAAAGAGAAATAGATGAAATTATGAATAAAATGTCTATGGATTATGAAATGCCCCCATATGATACAATTGGATAAAATAATATGGCACTCAATCCCTATTTTCTTCAAGGATCACCAAGCGAACAAAGACTAGTTCAAGATTTAATCAATGAACAGTTGAAAATTTTTGGTGTGGAAGTTATTTACATACCTAGAAAGTTTGTAAATAGAAAAACTATTGCGAGAGAAGTTACTTCATCAAAATTTAATGATAATTTTGCAATAGAAGCTTATGTTAATAATTATGAAGGATATTCAGGTTCTGGTGATATTTTGAGCAAATTTGGAATGAGTTTACGTGATGATTTGAGTATTATTATTTCTAGAGATAGATTTGAAGATTTTATATCTCCATTTTTATCATCAATGGATACAACTGAGGTTACTTTGGCAACAAGACCTAGGGAAGGAGATCTTGTTTATTTTCCTTTAGGGCAAAGATTATTTGAAGTCAAATTTGTTGAGCATGAGCAACCTTTTTATCAACTTGGAAAACTTTATGTTTATGAATTAAAGTGTGAACTCTTCGAATATGAAGATGAAGTTCTTGATACTTCGGTTGATGAAGTTGATCAAATTATATCAGATCAAGGATATATTACTACTTTGCAATTAATTTCTTCTGGAATTAGAGCTACCGCAACTGCAGGATTAACAACTGGATATATTCAAAGTATATCATTAATTAATGATGGATATAATTACTTAACTCCACCAATAGTTTCAATTGGAACTGCACCTTCAGGAAAAAGAAGTGCAACAGCGGTTGCTTTTACTACTAGCATACTTGGAACAAATTCTGTCAGTAAAATATTATTGACTAATCCTGGATATGGATATACTGTTGCTCCGTTAGTTTCAATCGCAAGCAGCACAGGAATTGGAGCTACGGCAGTTGCAAATATTCAAACGTCTCTTTCTGGAATTGGAACTATTTCAATTGGAAATAGTGGGAGTGGTTATGCAGTTGCACCAATCGTTACATTCAGTTCACCAACAATTGGGGGAGGAACTACAGCTACAGGAATCGCTAGTATAAGTAATGGTGGAGTAACTCAAATTTATATTACAAATGCTGGTTCCGGATATGTGGGTATTCCAACTATTACTATAAGTGATCCTCCAGTTTTTGTTGGAGTTGGAACTTATATTTTTAATGAAGTGGTTGTTGGATCTATTTCTAGCACAACTGCAAGAGTTAAATCTTGGGATTCTACTATCAATACTTTAGAAATTTCTATCAATGATGGTGCATTTTATCCGGGAGAACTTATTATTGGAACTGCATCTTCTGCAACTTATGCTGTTCAAAACTTTAATAACTTTGATTTGTATAATAAATATGAAGAAAATAGTGAAATTAATGCTGAAGAAAAGTCTATAATTGACTTTACAGAATCTAATCCATTTGGTACTTATTAATGTTAGGAACGTATTTTTATCATCAAATTATTAAGAAAACTATAGTAGCATTTGGTGCTCTTTTTAAAGACACTTATATTATGCATGATGATAGTAATGGTAATAACATTAGTCAAATACAAGTTCCTTTGGCATATGGACCAATCCAAAAATTTCTAGCTCGCATAGATCAACAACCAAATCTAAATAAGCCAATTCAAATTACTTTACCTAGAATGTCTTTTGAGATGACCTCAATTGAGTATGATGGCACTAGAAAGGGGGTACCAACTCAAACATTTAAAGCTAGTGAAGGATCAAATTTAAAGCAAGTTTTTATGCCGGTTCCATATAATATTGGATTTGAATTAAATATTCTTACGAAATTAGAAGATGATGCTTTACAGATTTTAGAACAAATTTTACCATTTTTTCAGCCCACATTTACAGTTACAGTAAATTTAATTCCAGAAATTAACGAAAAAAGAGATATTCCATTTACATTAAATAGTATTTCATTTCAAGATGATTATGAAGGTGATTTTGAGACTAGAAGAGCTTTAATTTACACTTTACAGTTTACAGCAAAAACATACATGTTTGGTCCAATTGCTGCAACTTCTGATGGGCTTATTCGTAAGGTTCAAGTTGATTTCTTTACTGATACTGATGTTGCGACTGCTAAAAGAGAAATGAGATATACGGTAACCCCAAATCCACCCACTGCTAATCCCGGAGATAATTATACTTATACTGAAAAAATAGATATTTTCTCTGATTCCAAAACATATAGTCCAACAAAACAAGCAGATATTTAATAATTTAACATGACAAATAAATTTGAAGAACTAGATAAAGCATTAAATACTGAAAGCAATATATTGAATATTGATGTAAAATCAACTGAAATTGAATTGATTAAATCTACAGAAGATGATATAAAAAAGGATTATGAGTATACAAGAGCTAATCTGTATTCATTAATTGAAAAGGGGCAGGAAGCAATTAATGGAATTATGGAATTAGCAAGTGATAGTGATAGTCCTAGAGCATACGAAGTTGCTGGACAACTTATTAAGAGTGTTGGTGACGTTACAGATAAATTAATTGATTTACAAAAGAAACTTAAAGATGTAGAAGAAACAGCATCCAAAACTACAAATAATGTTACAAATAATGCTGTATTTGTTGGTTCAACTTCAGAATTGCAAAAACTTCTCAAACAAGGATTTCTAAATAATAAAGATAAATCTTAGTTCATAAATGAAAAAAGGTGCTGTAGAAGAACTTAAAAATAAACTTTTAGATCTTGATAGCATTTCTTATAATTCTATTGATCGCTTGATGCGTCGTATTATGAAAAAGTATAATATGACTGCAAAAGAACTTCATAATGCTTTTGTAAATAAATATCATAATACACCGGACACTTGGATTAAAAAACAAATGAACGAAGATCTTCGGGATTGGTTTGGAAAGGGTAAGGAAGGTGGAGTTGGTGGTGGTGGTTGGGATAGATACAACAGTAAAGGAAAGAGGATTGGTAAATGTGCGAGGGAAAATCCAAACGAAGCAAAACCGAAATGCCTGAGCAAAGAGAAAGCAAACCAATTACGTTCTCAAGGGGGTGCAGAAGCGATTGCAAATGCCGTGAAAAGAAAGAGACAACAAGATCCAATATCCGATAGATCAGGTAAAGGAGGAAAACCAATCATGGTATCTAACAAAATTAACGAAACAAAAGAAGAGCACAGATATTGTAAACTTTGCGGAAAAATGGAAACTCGTAATGAATGTTCCTGGGGAGGGAACTTTTGGGATAGATATTCAATTAAAGGATATAATCCCACTAAACCACATCCTGGCAATTTTCCAGAAAGTTTTGAAATTAATCCATCAGAACACAATAAAGCAAAGAGACAAGCAAAAATTGCAAATCTTTTAAAAGGAACTAAAAATACTGGTGAAAAGGAGGCAGCAGAAAGAAAATTAAAAGGACCTAAACTTCCATCATTTAAAGAAGAATATATTCAAGAAAAAAATGCACCAACAAATCCTTCACTTTGGTCTCGTATAAAGGCAAGGGCAAAATCAAAGTTTGATGTTTATCCAAGTGCTTATGCAAATGGTTGGGCAGCAAAGGAATATAAAAAAGCTGGTGGTGGTTGGAAAACTGTAAGTGAAAATAATCTTACCCAAGAAGCAGCAAATCTTGCTCAACAGGCGGCGATTGCGATTAATATGAAAAAGAAAGGAATTAAACCAAAATCAGAAGTAAAGGAA